GATGTGGGGTTCTGGTGATTCTACGGCTGCGGAAAAAATGTGGCTGGTTGATGCTATTCTTTTCCCTGATACTGAAGGTGCTGCTTTCGCTGCTCCCGATCAGGCTTTCGTCCTACCATCCATTATCGCGCACGAACCCGAACTAGAATACATGATGAGGCTCTCGCGTTCACTGGAGCCGGTATATTGACGAGTCTAGTAAATTACAGAAAGACTGGACGCATTGTAATCGCTGGTTATGCTTGGTATAAATTTACTAAGTCTGTACAACAAGGATCTTTGCTAGGTGCGACTTCTTGGGGTATTGTTGCAGTTGAAGCCACAATCGGTGTATTCTATCCGGACCCAGTTGCTACTACAGTAGGCGCAGCAGTCTTGACTGGTGGAGGTTGGTTGAGGACTATTGGTATGCGCATTTTTACTTGGGCTTATCTGAATCCCGCTAAGGCGAATTTATTCGTATTCATTGCCTTACTGCCTTTCGGAATCAAAGAAAGACAGGAACTCAAGGCAGAGAGAAAACTCATCGAACCAATTGGGAGTATGACCTATGAAGCAGAAAAAATACCAGGATCTCAACGCCTACGTATTCCATCGATACCAACAAGTCGCGTATTCTAGGCTCTGAGCCTAGGCTATGGAGCCTAAGTCTTCCTTGCATACGGGACAGACTTCTTCATTAGGAACTAGATCAGTCAAACAGAAGACACACTTCATTCTTCTTCCTCCAACAGTTTTAGATTAACGCAGACTTGATGTCCGCATTGAGGACATCGCCAAATATAGCGGCGACCTTCGATGAATCCTCCATCGACATCACCGCCATCCCAAGTTTGCAATTGTTCCATGCCTTCAGGAGAAGACCTTCCTCCTTCACATTGACATGCAACTTGCATAATGAATGCACTCATTCTTCTTCACCTACAGTTAGTTTCTGTTGACCTTCTGGGTGTTCGATCACATCGAACCCGAAGGAACCATCATTTTGAAGGTTATATTGGAGTAAATAACCATCCGTTGTCCTCCTCATGTCACCCGGCTTCAATGTTTGACTCTTGTATTCGGCTCTTTGTCCATTGTAAGCCTTCCATTCGACTGCGGACGACACAAAGGCCGACCCTCTTCTTCCATGCTTCATGTGGCGCTGATAGGCCCAATAAGCCCCATCGCTCAGGTTTATGCTTACTACCGGCATATTAACGGCGAAACGTTCCTACTATATGAATTAACAATAAAGGTAACTATCCTAGAGAAGCATTCAAATCGTATGGCTACAATTCGCTGGCGCAGCGCGTTGCGAGGGGAAGGCCGGGAGCGTCCTAAAGAAGATTAGCGGGTTCTAATCTAAATTGTAATGTTTATTACCGAGATTGTAACACGGGGTGTTATGACGAAATCGATGACAGGTTCATTTTACCTCACAGAAACAGTAACACTGAGTGCAGCAGCAGTATCAGGTAGCCGATCAATGGGAACAATAGATCTTGGTGCCTACGTTAATGTGCCAACAGGTCAAGCCGTAGCCGTGGAGAGTGTGGACTTCATTCATCAAGTCGGTTCTGACTTCTCTAGCGATGTCGCTCAGATGCTAGCCGGTAATGGGGCCATTACATCTCAACTAACTGATTTGAACCCCGGTACCGAATTTGTGCGTGCCGATGACCAGGCGCTTATTGCATCTGGAGCCCTCAACATCGACCAAAGCAATTCAATCGCCTCTCATTCCAGTGACTTCTACCCTGACAACTTTGGCCCTGCTAGTCTTAGTGAAGCCTTCATGGTCGTCAATGACACTCTGTACTACACTATCGGTAATGATGCAGCGGCTGTTGGATCGCAACTTCTGTCCTGTACAGTGAGAATCCGAGCAAGAGTAGTCAAATTGTCGAATCGCGACTGGATGGCAATAGCCCTACAGTCAACTGCTGCCGACAACTGAGGGTGTTTTTGATGCCCACAGACGAATGGGAACGAGGATACTCTGCCGGTTATCGCGCAGCCCACCGTACAGATGTCCGTGATATCACTTCAGACCGAGGAGATTCTACCCCGTCCCCCAAACCCAAGCGGAAAGCAAGCGCCTATTCTAAGCGATATGGCGCTGCTTTTCGCAAACTTTCACCCAAATACAAACTGAAAAATGGATCTTGGGGTAAAGATGGATTCAAGAGATGCCAAAAAGCAGCCCACAAACTAGCAAGGAAGGATTGAAATGCCAAAGAAAGGAGATAAAGAAGTCAAGTCAAGAGTCCTATCCAAAACAATCGATGGCATCGCTGGTGTTGTTGGGGCTTCACAAACTGTGATCATGGGTGGAGGAGAAGGTTGGGTTCATACTTTCATTAATGTTGGAACTGGTTTCCACTTAGTCTACAATATACAAACGATTGATTTGTCGGGTTACACTCGACAGGACATGACTCTCTTTCCCCAGGGGATTCTCATGCAGGATATGCAAGAATTCCCGCAAGGTGCAACAAGTACCAAATTACAAAGGGCTACGATTGTGAGCACTACTCCAATAAATGAGGATGATCTAACTAATGTTGACGCAGCCCAGGGTAACTCCTGGCATCTTCCAGGATCATTGTCATCCACACACAATCTGAATAATATCCTCCAGGGGCGATTGCAGAATTATTTCACCCTCACAACTTATGCGGGACTTCAACAAACCTCAGAATCGATGTGGGGTTCTGGTGATTCTACGGCTGCGGAAAAAATGTGGCTGGTTGATGCTATTCTTTTCCCTGATACTGAAGGTGCTGCTTTCGCTGCTCCCGATCAGGCTTTCGTCCTACCATCCATTATCGCGCACGAACCCGAACT